CAATCCCTATAACATAGTAGCCAAGTACAGAGACAATAAAATAGCACCCCTGCTGTATCCAACCATGATACACAATGTGGCCAAGATGTACAACAATGCCTGGACACTGGTGGAAATCAATGACAATGGTCAGCAGATTGCCGACATACTGCATCATGAGCTAGAATACGAACAGATTTTATATGTAAACCGTGGCAAACAGGGCCAGGTTGTTAGTGGTGGTTTTGGTGGTGGTAGCAGCGCCAATGGCGTTAGAACCGACAAAAAGATTAAACGCGTGGGCTGCAGTCAGCTTAAAACTCTGATTGAAACTCAACGCATGGTTGTATTTGACCGTGATATCATCAGTGAGTTTAGCACGTTTATTGAAAGCAAGGGCAGTTATGCTGCCGACGAAGGGTATCATGATGATTTGGTCATGCCCCTGGTATTGTTTGGTTGGCTAACTACCAATCCATACTTTAAAGAATTAACCGATGTAAATCTGAGGGAAACCATATTTGAACAACAGATTAACCGCATCGAGGAAGAATTAACACCGTTTGGGTTCATAGAAGATGGTAGAGAACACACCGAACCCGAACAGTATATACAAGACGGAGATCTTTGGACCGTGCAGAAAGACAACACGAACTGGTTAAATTCTTAGATATTATAAATAGCGTATAATCAGATTCGTTTCTGCATAGTGAATGATCTAAAATAAGGAGATAAAAAAATGGCTTTCCAAGTTTCGCCCAATGTACTAGTCCAGGAGCGTGACGTTAGCTTGTTTGTACCTCAGGTATCTACAACAGCTGGTGCTTTTGTAGGTAACTTTAATTGGGGTCCAGCCGAACAATTCGTTACAATCGATAGTGAGAAAACACTTTACAATACCTTCGGTAGACCCGATGACAATAATTACAAATACTGGTTAACTGCAGCTAACTTCCTTAGCTATGGTAATAATCTCCAGGTCTCTCGCGTAGCCGATAGTGCAAGTCGTAATGCCAGTGCTGGTGGTACAGCACCACTGATTAAAAACCTTGACAACTACGAAGGCGATCTAGGCTATACAGCACCGACTTTAACCAGCACAGAATATGTGGCTAAGTATCCAGGTACATTAGGCAACAACTTAAAAGTTAGTGTCTGTGATTACAACAGCTATGCTTTTGCAGCAACTGTTACTGCGGTATTTACCACAGGTGCAACAGTAGTTAGCCTAACCAGACCAGTTCCACAGGGCTCTTGGGTTGAAGTTACCCTAGATGGTTCAGTGCAAAGATTTCAAACTACAGCAGCAGCTGCACAAAGTGCAACTACACTAACATTTACAAACAGCAGTGGTTTAACAACTGGTTCAACCAGTACAGCAACCCTGTTATGGGAATACTGGAATCAGGTAGAAAGTCGTCCTAGCAACAGTCGCTATGCTTTAAGCAAAGCCAGCGCTAGCTCTAGTGCAACCATCTATGACGAACTACATGTTTTTGTCATTGACGAAGACGGTGGTATCAGCGGTACAGCTGGTACAGTATTAGAAAAATTCCAAGGACTGAGCAAGGCTACTGATGCAGTTAGTCAAGACGGTCTTAGCAACTACTACAAAACCTATTTAAATCAAAACAGTCAATATATTTACTGGGGTAGTCATACTGCCAGCACAACCAGCTCAGCAGGTAACAGTTTAGCCTGGACAGCAGTAAGCCCAGCAACTGGCGCAACTGGTTTCAATGTAATGAATCAGGTAGTAAGCAAGAGCTTAACTGGTGGTGTGGATGTTACACCTACAGATGCTTTATTACAAACACAGTATGCTAAATTAAGCAACGCTGAATTGTTTGACGTTAGTTTAATACCAGTAGTTGGTGTAAACTTTGACAATCAAACAGCTCGTAGTGTTGTAGACAATGTTGCAGATGTTCGCAGAGATTGTGTGGTGTTTTGCAGCCCAACCAGCAGCATATTAACAACAGCAGAAAGTGTTACAGCTGATAGAAACTCAAACTTCAACAAGGACAGTTCATATGCTGTCATGGACAGTGGTTGGAAATACCAATATGACCGCTACAACGATGTTTATCGTTGGGTTCCATTAGCAGGCGACATGGCCGGGTTATGTGTTCGCACAGACTTCGTGGCTGATCCATGGTATAGCCCAGGTGGTTATAACCGCGGTCAGGTTAAAAATTTAGTAAAACTTAATTGGACACCAACTAAAACTGACCGAGATATCCTATATAGATATCAGGTAAACCCAGTGGTTACACAACCAGGTTTAGGTACAGTATTATTTGGCGACAAAACTCTTACACAGAAACCTAGTGCTTTTGACCGAATCAACGTACGACGTTTATTCATTGTATTAGAAAAAGCCATTGCGACTGCTGCTAAATTCCAATTATTCGAGTTCAACGATGCATTTACTCGTAGCCAATTCACAAGTTTGGTAGAGCCATTCTTGAGAGATGTACAGGGCCGTCGTGGTATCATTGATTTTAGAGTAGTGTGTGATGACACCAATAATACAGCTGAAGTAATTGATCGTAACGAATTTGTTGCAGACATTTACATCAAACCAGCTAAGAGCATCAATTACATTACACTGAACTTCATAGCTACCCGCACAGGTATTGCTTTTGAAGAAATTGGCGCTTAAGGAATAAAGGAGAAAGAAAATGGCAGAAAGATCAATATTTAACGTTGATCAGTTTAAAGCCGCATTAGTTGGTGGTGGTGCTCGTGCCAACCAATTCTTTGTGGCGCTGAGTTTCCCAACGTACGTAACATTAGGTAGTGTGGCTAGTGCCCAGGCAGCGTTCCTTGTGAATGCTGCAGCTTTACCTGGCAGTGTAGTCAATCCAACCATTGTTCCATATCGTGGTCGTGAAGTTAAACTAGCAGGCGAACGTGTATTCGCACCCTGGACCTTGCAGGTTCTTAACGATGTTAGTTTTAATATTCGTAACCAATTGGAAAAATGGATGGCTGGCATGAACGACCTTAAAAACAACAATGGTCGTACTAATCCACGCGATTACCAGGCTAACATTACAGTAACACAGTTAGATCGTAACAACAACCCACTGAAGGTTTATACACTGTATAGTGCATTCCCAACAAACGTCAGTGATATTATTTTAAACTATGGTGAAAATGATACAATTGAAACCTATACCGTGGAGTTCCAATATCAACACTATGAAACTAGTTTTGATACACTTCTTAGTGCTGCTAATGTAATCAACAACACAGTTGGTTCTGGCACTGGTATACTAGGTATCTAATACCTTAATTAGGAAATTATAATGGCAGATATTTCGTTATTTGGATACAAATTGACTCGAGATAAACCTGAGCCTAAAAATGCTCAGAGTTTTATACAACCACAAAATGACGACGGAGCCACGGCAGTCAATGCCGCTGGCTTCTTCGGCACGTACTATGACATTGATGCCAGTGCTAAAAGCGAAGTCGATTTAATCAATCGATATCGTGACATAGCATTATATCCGGACTGCGACAGTGCCATTGAAGATATAGTCAATGATGCTGTAGCTTCTGAAGACGATGAAGCAGTGGTCAAGATCGACCTGGATAAAGTTGAGCTTAGCGCCAACATTAAAAAGTCTGTTGAAGAAGAATTCAATAACGTATTAAAGTTATTGGATTTTAACAGTAAAAGTCATGACATTTTTAAACGCTGGTATGTTGATGGTCGTTGCGTGTATCATAAAATTGTTGACACCAACAAACCCAAACAGGGCATTTTAGAATTACGCTACATAGATTCGCGAAAAATTAAAAAAGTACGTAAACTAGACCGTAAAAAAGATCCCAACACCGGTGTTGAAATTATCACCAACATGGAAGAATTTTTCATCTATAATGAAAAAGGACTGGTAGCTGTTGGCCCAACAGCTCCTAATGCCATGCAGGGTATTAAGATAGCCACAGACGCCATAGCGTACTGTACCAGTGGGCTAATTGATCAGGACAAGAACATTGTCATGGGTCATTTACACAAGGCCATTAAAGTTGTAAATCAGCTTAGAATGGTCGAAGACAGCCTGGTCATTTATAGAATGACTCGAGCACCAGAACGCAGAATATTTTACATAGACGTAGGTAACTTGCCCAAGGCCAAGGCCGAACAGTATGTAAAAGGCATCATGAACCAGTATCGTAACAAGGTCACCTATGACGCTACGACTGGTGAAATACGAGACGAAAAGAAAACCATGAGCATGTTGGAAGACTTCTGGATGCCTCGCCGTGAAGGTGGCAAAGGAACAGAAATTACAACACTGGATGGTGGTGCTAATCTAGGCGAAATAAACGATATTAACTATTTCCAAAATAAATTATATCAGAGCCTAAATGTACCAGTTAGTCGTATGAGAGCAGACAACGGCATGAATTTTGGTCGTCAGGCAGAAATTACCCGAGACGAATTAAAATTCAGTAAATTTGTTAGCCGTCTACGTAAAAAATTCGGTGAGTTATTTGATGACTTGTTAAAAACTCAGTTAATTCTCAAAGGCATTATGCGTGAAGAAGACTGGGATAAAATCAAAGAAGACATCTATTATAATTATACTCAGGACACCTACATGGCCGAAGCCAAGCAGGCTGAGATACAACGTAATCGCATTGACTTATTAAATGCCATCAATCCCTATGTGGGAACTTACTTTAGCCGAGAATTTGTCTATACTGACATCTTGCATCTGACCGAAGAAGAACGTCTAAAGATACAAAAAGAAATACAACAGGATCAACAGTTGCAACAGCAGTTGCAGATGCAACAGCAGGGCGCACAGCAACCTGGTAGTACACAGGCTGCGGCATTAACCAACAGTCTGGGTGGAAGTGTTGGTAGTGGCGATGACATACAGGGTCCAGCACCATATAATCCCAGCAACCCTCAGGTTGAACACATAGATCGATTAAGATTATTTACTAAACAACAT